CATCTGAAGCATCTGCTTTTTCAGCTGGGCGATATCCTCGCCGAGCACCTTGTTACCGGCAGCCTGGTCGTTCGTCTGCTGCACGACCGCTTCCGCATTCCGCATCGCCGCATCCGCAGCATCCAGAAACGCCGACTTGAGCTTGCGGCCCTTATCCGTGGTGATATCCATCGAGTGCCCGTTGTCCTTCACGGCCTGCTTGAGATCCGCGAGAGACTGACGAAAAGCAATCTGCGACTGCGCCACATTGATGGCGATGCCGTTCAGGTCGTCCAGGGCGTCCTTCAGCTTCTCCGCCTCGGTGCGGTCGTCCTGGAGGGCATCGGCCGACTCCTGAGCTGCCTTGGCCATGTCCTCCTGGGAGCTGGCCGTGAGCTTCTGCTGCGTGTCGGCATCGGACAGGGCATCGGTGTACTTCGGCAGCAGAGACTTCAATTTCTCCGTGCCGGTACCGTTCTCGTTGGCCGCCTTCGACAGCTTGTCGAACGACTCCTGAGCCAACTCCACATTCCCGCTGGTGACCATATCCGAAAGGGCCTGATCGACCGCGTTGAGATCCTTCTCGGCGTCCTTGAGGGACTTGGTCTTCTGGCCAATGAGCGGAATCTTCGAATACGAGTCGACCACTTTCGTCATGGTGCCCGGGTGCGCGAGGCGCTTTACGGCATCCCCGAAATCATCGAGGTCACTGCCCAGCGTGCTAGCTGCCTCTCCGGTCACCTTGCCGGTGTTCGCCAGGTCAATCAGCCCGCTCTCCAGAACGGACACCTTCGGGGCCGCGGAGTCCAAGAAGGAGGTGAGCTTCTTGACGCCCGCGCTGATGCCGGCCAGCACGCCGATGACGAGGCCGAGCCGGGTCAGGGTCCCCAGTAGCGCCGTCGTCCGCGCCCCCGTCACACCGAGCGCGATCAACTCCCGGCGGGTGGTCATGATCCGGGGCAGCAGCAGGAGCAGGCCCGCCCCGATCAGGCCGACTACGCCGAGGACACCGGCCAGGGCCGTCGTGGTCTTCTGCGCCTCCGGGCTGAGGTTGGAGTACCAGCGGACCACGTCCGTCAGGCGCTTGGCCATGGTGCGCAGCACCTCGTTGGCCGCGCTGCCGGACTGGATCAGCGCCGTCTCCAGCGCCGACTTGAGGCGCTTGAGGTCGCCGGCCAGGTTGTCGGACTGGGTGGCCGCGTACTTGCTGGCGTAGCCCTGGTCGTTGGCCGCCTTCGTCCACTCCCGGATGCCGGCGGCCCCGGCCTGCGTGATGATCGTCGCCGCACGAATCGCGTCGCTGCCGAAGATCACGCTCATGGCGGTGTTGCGGGCCTCCGGCGACAGGCTGCCGAAGGCCTTCTGCATCCGCTGAGCGGTCTCCGACAGCCCGACGAAGTTCCCGGCCGCGTCGTACGCGGAGAAGCCGAGCTCGTCCATCATGCCGCGCGCCTGGTCGGACTGCGGGGTGAGCCGCATCAACATCGTCTTCAGCGACGTGCCCGCGTCGGACCCGACGAGCCCGTTCTGCGCGAAGAGCGCCAGCGCGCCGGCGGTCTGCTCCAGGCTGAGCCCCGTCTGGTGCGCGAGCAGCGACGACTGAGCGAAGGCCAGGCTCATCTGGTGGACGTCCGTCGCGGACTTGCCCGCGGCGGCCGCGATGACGTCGGCGATGTGCGCCATGTCCTTGCCCTGCAGGCCGAAGCTATTCATAGCCTTCGCGGCGACGATCGCGGAGTCGGCCACGTCCATGTCACCGGCCGCCGCCAGGGCGAGCGTGCCCTTCAGGGCGCCCCCGAGGATGTCCGCCGTGGACACGCCAGCCTTGGCCAGCTCGGTGATAGCGTCCGCAGACTCGGTCGCACTGTACTGGGTGCTGCTGCCCGCCTGGATCGCAGCCGCCCGGAGCTTGCCCAGCTCCGGTGTCGTCGCCTGCGTCGCCGCCTTCACCCGCGACATGGACGACTCGAACTTGGAGCTGGCGTACACCGCGGCGCCGAACGCCCCGACCAGCAGCAGGCTCGCGGTACGGGTTCCCCGCAGGGTCCTCTCCGCCTGCCCCGCCGCCGTCCCCACACGGGCGCCCATCGCCGCCGCAGCCGTACCCGCCCGCCGCAGCGCGGACGTCGACCCCGCCGCCGACCGGGCCGCCGCCACCGTCGCAGCCTCAGCCGCCGCAGCCGACGCCCTGCTCGCGCCGGCCGACGCCAGGTACGCCGACGTCGACGCCCGCGTCACCGCCGCTGTGGAGGCCGTGGCCGCCCGCTGCGACGCCGTGACTGCCGCACCCACGGCCAGACGCGTCGCCAGGGACAGGCTCGCCGTACCCGACGCTGCCGCCGCGGTGGCAGCGGACATGCCCGTGGACGCCGCCGTCACCGACGCCACAGCCGCCGTCGCCGACGCACGCACCGAGCCCATAGCCGTGGTGCCCGCCGCGCCCGCCGCCCGGAAGGCAGGCGGGATCTCCCCGGCCGCGACCGCGACCCGCTGCGTGCTCGCCGCCGCTGTCGAGGCGGCCCGGGTCGTCGCCGTCGCGCTGGTGGTGGTCGCCGACGCAGCCTGAGCAGCTGCACGGGCCACCGCCGCAGACATCGCCGTGGATCCCCGCGTCGCGGTCGTCGCCGCCATGGTCGTCTGCGTGGCCAACCCGCGCACCGAGGCGGTGCTCGCTGTAGCGGACGCCTCGATGCCACCCAGCGCCGTACTGGCCGCAGCACCGGCAGCACTGAAGGTCGCGGGGATCTGACCTGCCGCCGCGGCCACGCTCTGTGCGCCAGCAACCGCCGTAGCAGCGGCACGGGCCGTGGACGTCGACGCCGCGGTGGACGCCGCCGCCGACTGGGTTGCCGCCCGCGCGACCGCCTCGGACATCGCAGTCGACGTCGCCGCGACCGATGCCGCCGCCGCATCGATCCGCCCCAGGGCCGTGGCCGACGTCGCCCCGGCCGCCTGAAACGTCGCCGGGATCTCGGCCGCAGCCGCAGCCACGGCCGTCGTGCTGGTGGCTGCTGCCACGGCGGCCGTGGCCGTGGACGTCAGGGCCGTCTCGGACCGTGCGGCGGCCTGTGTCATCGCCGTCTGCACCGTCACGGCGGTGCGCTCCGCCGTACGCCCCGCCTGCGCGAACGTGGCCGCGTACTGTGTGCCGGTCGCCGTGAGGACGACGTTGACGGTGCGGTTCGCCACAGCACACCCCCTGTCGTCCTACTGCGCGGGCGGGATGATGTGCACCTTCAGGCCGGCTGTCCGACCGCCGGCCTTCTCGTGGGCGCTGACCGCGGCGGCGGCTGCCGCGCAGGCGTGGCACCGGGCGATCGTCGCCCGGTACGACTCGCTGTTCTCGCGGGCGCTGGCCTGATCCCAGGGCTGATGGCAGTCCGGGCACTCCTCGGCCTCCACTGCAGCCAGGGCGAGCGCCCAATCACGGTCCTCATCGAGCCACAGCGGCTCGCCCTCGGCCACGACACGGCCCATGAACACCGACCGGGGCACGCCCCAGGCCCGCGCGACCTCTACTTCTCGTCGGTGCGGGAGGCGAGGATCGCGGAGGCGGCGACGGAAAAAGGGACCGCGGTCGGCTCCGAGTTGACCTCGAAAGCGGCGTCGATGATGGCCTTCACCTGGCCCTGGTTCAACCTCTCGAACAGCTCCAGGGCCTGCTCCGGGGTCATGGCCGGGTCGACGGCACACGCGGCCACCAGCGCCGGGCTGAACGTCTCGGGGTCGAAGGCCTGGTCGTCCTTCGGCGACGGGTGCGCGGCGACCAGGTCCGACCACGCCCGGTACCCCAGCGCCCGCAGGGTGATCACGACCTCGCTCGCGGCCATCTTCTTCCGCACGGCCTCGATGCGCTTCGCGATGGCCTGGGACGGCCCCGGCGTGGCGGCCGCCAACGACGGCGCGCCCCACGCCTCCTGGGTGGCCGCCGCGAGCTCGGCCTCCAGACGCTCGGCCTCGGCCGCCAGGTCGCCCGCCAGGCACACCGTGACCGTGGTCTCGCGCGCCTTCGCCCGCTTGAGGATGTCGGTGATGTCGGCCATCAGGCGGCCACCACCGCGGACGTGTTCGCGTCCGCCGTCATCTTCATCGGGCTCGTGAACTTCGCGACCTCGTTCGGCGCCGGCGGGATGCTGTTCCGCTCGCCGCACTCGACCGGGTACACCTCCACCTCCTGGTCCTCCGCGAAGTCCGTGTCCCACGGCAGGATGCGGCGGATCACCAGGAACCCGGTGGTCTGGTAGGTGAGGGTCGTCCACGGCTCGTCGTCCGTCGCGTTGTCCCCGCGCTTGAAGGTGATCTCCGGGGCGAAGCCGCGGCGCCCCGCCTTCTTCGTGTCGAACGTCGACGCGAGCGAGCTGTTGTCGACGTCCGCGGTCGTCGCCGGAACGTTCAGGCCGTCCGGAGTGACCCTCTCCGTCCAGTCCTTCGCCGCGGTCAGCTCCGCCACGGTCGGCGCGGAGACGTCGGCGATAGTGGTCGCGAATGCCACCTTCGTCTTACCGTCGTTGATCACATCGGACACGGTGTACTCCTTCGGGGCATGAAAAAAGCCCCAGGCGGGGCGGGGTCGGGGTGGGGCAGTCAGGCGCGGAAAGCGCCCACGGTCAGGTCGGTCGCGTCGGAGTACGTGATCGCGGCCAGACCGGAGTCAGCCGGGTCCGCGTACAGGTCCGCCGGGACGGGGATCATCTGCGAGCCGCCGGCCGCGACGGTCACGGCGCGGTCCGCGATGGCGAGGCCGCCCACGGTGCCGGGCGTCGCCAGGGTCACGGTCGCGCTGGCCGCGCCGCCGTTCTTCACGTGCAGGAACGTCGTGCGGCCCGGCCGGAGCTTGTCACCGCCGGACGACGCCGCGGCGTACGACGGGCTCAGCCCGCCCAAGCCGATGCTCTGGACTGCGAGGGTCGCCACTGGGGCCTCCTAGGTGGTGGAGCGGATCTGGAACTGGATCGGGACGTAGAACAGTGGCGGGGTGACGTCGTCGTCGCGGCTCACCGGCGGGCCGCCCAGTTCTTCGGGGCGCCACGCCACCCGGCCGTCGACCGTGAGGACGCCGGCCAGGGCGGACCGGACCTTGTCCGCCACCCACAGCGCCTGCTCGGCGGTCGGCCCGACGCACGTCGCCTGCACCATCAGCATCACGTCCGTGCGGCGATCCGCGAGGGACTCCGAGACGGACTGCCCCGGGTCCGGGTACAGCGCCACGTACTTGGATACCGCGGGCACCGGGGCGCCGCCGAGCCCCACCGCCAGGCCCGCCCCGACGAGCGCGGCCTGGACGGCATCCACATGCGGCAAGACCGCCGGCGCGGTCACAGGTCCCTCGTCAGCTGCTCAACCGCCGCCTCGACCGCGGCGACCATCCTCGGCTCCTCAGCCTCCAGCGCCCTTCCGCCGTCGTTGTGCGGCGGGTTCTTCACCGAGCCGTACTCCAGCAGGTTGCCGAGCGCGCCCTGCTTGCGCTCCTTGTCCGGCCCGACCGTGGCCGTCGCCCCGCCCGGGATCCTGCTGAGGTCGTAGCCGATGCTCGCCGGGTAGTACGGGGCGTGATGCCCGGAGGACGCCCTCGCGTTCGCCCGCCAGTCCCGCTTCACGTTCACAGCGCCCTTCGACACCACGCCGCGCAGCGCCGCCGGCACACCGGCCGCCGCCTGCTCCAACACCCGCGCAGCCGCCAGCAGGTCGTCTACTCCGCCCATGACGATCGGTCCTCCGTCTGTAGCCGCCACGCCGTCGCCGTCGCGCTGTACTGGGCGAGGACCACCCACAGGGTCAGGCCGGCCAGGCGGGTGTCGCCGCTGTCGACCACCTCGATCAGGTCGCCCGGCAGCGGCCGGGCAACCCCCTGTGGGAGCGCCGCAGACCACGGCAGAGCCACCTCGTACCGGGCAATCAGCACCTCACGCTCAGCCGCCTGTACGTCCTCCGCCGTCGACAGCGTGGACGGCTTCACCCTGCCTGCGGCGGGCCCGTAGATCGTCGTCTCCGGGCCCGGCACGGTCTCCCCGGTGTCCCGGTCGAACACATCCGGGCCCTGCCGGTACAGGCGCACCGTGTCCGTCATCAGCGCCTCGTGAGCCGCACGGCCCTGAGCCAGCAGCGTGTCAAGGTCACCCACTGGCCGACACCACCCACACGTCCGGGACCGGCCCCAGCTCCCGCCGCAACGCGGCCAGCTCGCCCGGGAGCAGGTCCCCGGACACCTGCACCTGCTCGCTGGCGTAGGTCACCTGGTAGTCGTCAATCTGCTGCGACCGGATCCCCACGTCCATGCCCTTCGGGGTGTTGCCCAGACGGTCGGCCACTGAGCACACCAGCTCCACGATCCCGTCCGGCACCGGGTCCCACCCGCGCTGGTACGTCACCTGGAGCCGAAGCCCGCGGCAGTGGTGCGGCAGCAGCAGGTACGTGCCGTCCCACCGCCACCCGGTCAGGTCCGTCGTCGTGCCGTCGTCGGCGACCGTGACGACCGACTGCACCTCGATGACCGGCGGCGCCGGCAGCTGCACCGTCAGCGAGTCGGGGCAGACCTCGATGGTGACCACGGACGGCGTGATGGGCTGCTCGGCCGCGCGCCGCACCCGCACGCTTGCGCGGGCGAGCAGCTGCTCCGCCGTGTCCGCCGGCAGGCTGTAGCCGTAGCCCGTGGCCTGTTCGATGGTTGCGAGGGGGGTCGTCACGGCCGCCTCCTCACTCGCCGGGCTGCGGCGTCCCGTACTTCTCGATGAGGTCGGCCTTCGTCATGGCGTCCGCCTCGTCGGCGTCGGCGCCCTGGACGACCGCCCAGCCCACCCAGTCCGCCTTCTGCGCGTTCTTGGCGGGCTGGGTGAGCGGTGGGCCGGGAACGGGGCCGCCCGCCGGGGCTGGCACCCGCCCGGCCCCCGTGGGCTCCAGCCCCGTGTACGGGCTGCCGTCCTCGTTGACCCGGCGGATCTGCCCCTTCTTGAGGCGCTGTGCGATGTGGCTCGGGAGGGGCAGGTCCATCTTGATGATGTGCCCGCCCTCTCCCTGGACGTGGATCGACTCGACCATCAGGCCCTCTTCACGCGGTAGGCGATGACCGTGCCGGTCGTCGGCGAGGCGGTGAACGACAGGCTGCCGTCGTTCTGGAGGAAGCGGCCGGACTCCAGGGGGCCGATGAACACGGTCTTCCCGAAGCCGACGCTCACGGCGAGGTCGCCCTGACCGGCCGCGCGGGCGGGCGGGTTGTCGCCGGCCTTCACGGTGAACGTCAGGTCGGTGTCGTCGTCCGAGTTCGCGACCGCGAGGATCGTCAGCTCGGGGTCGGCGTCCGCCAGGGACTGGGCGGCGGCCAGCGCGGTACCGGCAGCCACGGTGTGGTCGCCGTTGACCACCAGGTCAACGTATGTCGGGTCAGCCATAGCGGCAGCTCCTTACGCGGGGTCGATGTAGGCGATGGCCAGGCCGTCAGGGCGCACGAGCTTGCCGCCGTAGACGCCGAGGCCCTTGATGGCGTCACCGAAGCCCTTCTCCGGGCGGAACGCTTCGGTCTCCGAGATCTGCTCGGCGAAGGTGACGGCAGCCGAGGTGCCCGCCGTGATGACCTGGGTGTCCCCAGTGGGGTTCGGGGTGTTGTTGGACTCGTAGATGTTGAAGCCTGCCGCGCGGCCCACGACCGCGTTGCGCAGGGCCTGGCCGCCGTCTCCAGCCTCGTTCGCCTTGATGAAGCGCGGGTCCAGCAGCAGGGAGGCCATCAACTCCGGGGAGGCGACGACCCAGCGGCCCTGGGTGGGGACGTTCGCCTTGGTCAGCCTCGTACGCAGCGGCACGAGCACCTTGTCGTAGGCGTCCGTGGCGGTGGTGTGGGTATCGATCGGTGCACCGGTCGATCCGATGACGTTCGCCGGGACCACACCGGTGTAGAAGCTGGCGAGGTACTGGTCGACCTGGTCGGCGAGCTTGTACGCGGCGCGGCTCATGGCCTCGCTCATCACGTCGCCCTTGGCCTGCCGCTTGTCGACGTCGTCCACCTTGAAGGCGAAGTACTTCGACTGGTCGATGAGCAGCGTGCGCTGCGCGTCGTTCAGCTCTTCCGGCTCGACCGAGGTCACGTTTGGCACGTAGTCGTTGACGGTCGGGTCGGAGATGGAGGTGATGCGGACGGTGTCGCCGGCGGCGGCGATGTCGCCCTCGTAGTCGCGGTTGATCATGCCGGGCCCGCCGTACACGAGGGCCTTGCGCCAGTTGACCAGGAGCGTTGCGCTCCAGATCTCCGGCTTGAAACGCTTGATGGACACGGCGGTCCCCTTCCGTTATTCGTTCAGGTAGTCGCGGAGCTGGCCCTTGATCCGGGCCTCTTCGATCTGCTCGGCAGTCATCCCCTTGAGGTCGTTCTTGCCGAGCTGCTTCACACCGCCGGACCCCTTGCGGGCACCGCCGTCTCCCGTGCCCTGGAAGCGCTGCGGCTTGCCCGCGACGCCCAGGTACGGCTTGTCCTTCACCAGTTGCTCGATCGCGTCCGCGATCTCGTCCTCATCGATCTGGCCGTCCGCGTCGACCTCGAACTGGTCGAGGTCGAGGAACTTGAGCGCGTCCTTCGGATCGGCGAGCTTGCCGGCCGCTGCCGCGCGCACCTCGCTGCGGACGATCCGGGCGTTGGCCTTGGCGGTTGCCGCCTTCTCGGCCTCGCTGCGGATACGGTCGGCGTCCTTGTCGTCGCTGCCGGCCTTGCTCGTCTTGAGCTGGTCGCGTTCGGTCTCGGCCGCCTTGCGGCGGTCCCGTTCGGCCTTGAGCTTGGCCTTCATCCGGTCGAGGGCCTGCTTGCCCTTGTCGCCGAGGTCGGCGGCCCCGTCGTCGTCGGTGTCGTCCTGGTCGTCCTCACCGGTGTCGGTGTCGTCGTCCTGGGCGTCGTCCTCACCGGTGTCGTCGTCCTCGTCGTCCTGGTCGTCGGTGCCGTCGCCGCCGCGGATCGGCCAGATTGGGTACAGCTCGTCCGGGTCCTCGCCGGTGCGGGCCTTGCGCCAGCCGACGGCGAGCACGCCCGTACGGGCGTGACGGGGCAGGGTGCGGATGTCCATGTGCATGCTCCCGTTGCAGGAGTCAGGCCCCGCCGTTGCGGCGCGGGCAGGTCAGTAGAGGTAGCCGTACCGGTACAGCAGGCGAATCGCCTCGTCCCGGTCGGCCGCGATCCGGTAGATCGACTCGGGCATCAGGCGCACCGTGCCCTTGGCGCGCCCGGCGCCTTCCAGCGCTCGCAGGCGCTGCCGGGCCAGGCCCCGCTTCGTCATGCCCTCGCGGGTCGCCGTGAGGCCGTAGCGGTCGCCGACCGCGTACATGCCGCGGCGGGCGTTGACGACCTGGCCGATGTCGGCGCCGTCACGGATTGCCCGCGCACCGGCCCGCCCGAAGGCCCGGTTCTGCTCCGCCTCCGACAGGGAGTGGAAGTAGGCGTCCGGGTCGGTCCGGTGCGGCGCCCACCCGTACACGGTGGGCATGTGGACGCAGTCGCAGTGCGGGTGCCGCTGGAACGCCACCGCGCTGTGGAAGGTCTTCCCGGCGAGGATCACGCAGCGGGCGCACGACGGCGGGCTGAGCACCCGCACATACCCCGACACCTTCCGGTCCGCCGTGATCGCCGTACCGACCGCAGCCCGCCCGGCGTCCGCCACCTCAGACTCCACGATCCGCAGCAGGCTCGCCAGACCCTGCTCCAGCGCCACGTCCAGCGTGCTGCCGCCCGCCAGCGACGTCTTCACGGTGATGACCGGCTCGGCCAGCAGCGTGTCGAGGCGCCGGCCGTCCGCCGCGATACCGGCGAACGCGGCGGCATCGACCGTCCCGGCAGGGTCCGGCGCCGTCCCCTGCGCCCGTACCGCCTCGGATACGTAGTCGGTGGCGCCCTGCGCGGACGCCTGCTGCGCGGCCACCACGACGGCCAGCACGCGCCGCCCCGTCCCCGTCTGCCACGCCCCGGACAGGTTTCCCGGGTCCATGCGGCCCCACTCCCGCGCTGCCGCCCGCGACGCGCCCAGTGCGAGCCGCACCTGCCGGCGGCGGTGCCGGAGACCGAGCGAGGCGACCGCCTCGGCCCGCCCCGCGTCACCCGCCATCGGGCACCGGCCCGGGCCCCGGCTCGCCACCGGCAGGCCCACCGCCCGCACCAGTCTTGTCGCGGAGCAGCGACCCGACCGGGTCCATCTCCGCCTCGCGCTCCCGCATCAGCATCAGGTCCGCGACCTCGGTCGGCGTCAGCCCGAAGCGCAGGGCCAGGAACTCGAACGGGAAGCCGATCTGCCGGAGCTTGAGCAGACTGTCCGTGAGCTGCGCGATATTCCGGGACTCGGCGTCCGCCCACAGGATGCTGCCGCCCCGCAGCGCATCGGCCTTGCCGTCCTCACCGCGCGCCAGCGCGATCAGCTCGAACACCTCGCGAAGCGCCTGCCCGAACCAGAGCTGCTTCTCCTGCGCCCGCTTCACCAGGCCCGTCTCAGCCGCGATCAGGGCATCACCGCTGAGGTTGGCCATCTTGCCGACCAGATAGTGCTGCGGAGTCCGCGTCTGCGCCGCGATATGCCCCACCGCCACCTCAATGACGTCGGTGAACGGGCTGAGGTTCGCCGCCGGCCACGAGTCGACCTCCGCGTCCGGGTTCTCCAGCCACAGAATCCGGTCCTTGATGAACTTCTTCAGGTCGACGGCCTTCTCGCCGACCTTCTGACCGTTCGCGTCCAGGACCGGGACTTTCGGCAGTTCGGCGCCGGTCACGACGCGCTGCGCCAGCGAGGCGTAGTCCGCGGCCGTGAAGAGCTGCATCCACAGCAGGTTGATCGCATCCTGCATCGCGATGACGCCGGCCACGTCCGAGATCGGGTCCGCGGCCAGGAGCGGCCGGTTCGGCAGCTCCACCATCGGCACCCGGCCCATGGGGTTCGGCTGCGGGTTCGGCTCGTCGCCCGTGTCGCGGGGTTCCCAGTCCCGCACGACCTCGTCCGCCTCCGCCATCTGCGGCGACTTCGGGTTGCCCTTGGACAGCGGCCGCTCGAACTTCCACACCTCTTCGGGCAGGTACAGGGTGGCGTACTCCCGGAAGCCGTCTTGCCAGGACTTGAGCGCCGCGCGGCGCCGCCGGCGCGACCCCGGCTCGTACATCACGACCGAGGATGACGCGTCCTCGAACGTCGTGCAGGGCGTGTCCTCATCGTCCGGGTCGCCCCACACCAGCACGAAGCACCTGGCGGCGTTCCCGGCCCCGAGGAACCCGAGCTGCGAGTCGGCATCAAGCCCGTTGCGCTGCCACACCCCCCATAGGTCCTTGTCGGCCTTCAGCGCGCCGGCTGGCTTCACCCCGGTCACCGTCAACCGCTCCACCGGCGAGTCGGCAACCGGCTGCACCCAGTTGTCGGAGAAGCCCGCGTACCGCTCTCCGCAGTACTTCTGGAACTCCTCCGACGCGAAGCGCAGCGGGTGCTTGCCCCGGTAGTAGTCGTCGTGCCGGATCGCCACGCTGGCCCGCACCGTCAGCTCCTGCATGAGGACGTCCACCAGGCGGCGGGCCTGCTCGATCGTCGCCACGTGCACCCCCTCAGGCCGTGTAGGCGTAGTAGGTCCGCTGCGGGGCCGCGAGGCCGGCCGCGATGGCGTCGCCCGCGGCCTCGTGTGCGAGCACGCTCGTCACCGCCGCGTCGATCTTCTGTGTCGGCGCAGCCTTCCGAAGCACGTAGCGCCCACCCGGGCGGGCTGCTTTCCGGGCGTTGCCGACGTGCGTGGTCGTCATCTCGCACCCGTCGTGCCGGAAGGTGGCGTCCGCCTTCGTCACGTCGGTCACCAGCCGCTCGGCAGCGGCGTGCATCTGGCTGACGCGGTTGGTGTACCAGCGCACGACACGGTCGCCGTAGCGCTCAGCCCATACGTCGATTTCCGTCTCCCAGTACGGCGGGTCCGCGTACATCCGGACCACGTCGTACCGCTCGAACACGTCGGACACCGCGGCGTCGACCTCCAGCCGCGGCACCTGGCCGTCCCACTCCGCCGGGTTCCAGATCGTCGGCCGGGCGTCCGGCCCGTACGTGGGCGTGAACTGGTAGCCGTCCAGGGTCTCGGCCCGCAGCGCGGTCCAGTCGTCCATGTCGGACCCGTCGAAGCCGAGGACGATCCGCAGCCGAAGCCGACCGCCGATGTCGCGGGGCTCGGCGCGGGTGGCCCACACCGCCCGCTCGATCCAAGTTCCGGTGCCGGCCGTGATGCGGTTGCCGAAGAACCGTTCGGCTTGCGCCTGGTCCTTCTCGATCAGCTCGGCTGCCTCGGCCTCGATCGCGTCGAGGTCAACCCAGCCCTTGCGGCCGGCGCTGTCCCCGTAGACGACGCGGTGGATCTTCCGGCGGTCGTGCTTCAACCGGTAGTCCAGCCGCGGGTCTGCCTGCCGGTGGTCCCGGTACACGTCCTTCACCCGCGACTCCGCGGTGCGCTGCGCGACGGAATCCTCGGACGGGTCCCACGAGTTCGTGGTCTCCAGCGAGCGCCCACCCATGCCGGCCAGGCCGCGGCGCTGCGTCTCGGCGACCTGCACCATGCCGGACGCCACGGTCCACAACCCCGTCTCGTCCTGCACCACGAAGGTCACGCGCTGGCCGAGCCTCGTCCGGGCCCGGCTCGTCACCGGATCGATCCGACCGCCGCCCGGCAGGTTGATCCGCGTGTCCCCGGTGTCCGGAATGAAGTCGGCGAGCGACCCCAGCTCGATCATCGGCTGCAACGCCGCGTAGACGTTGGCGGTCTGGTCCTCCGAGTTCGCCGCGATCTGGATCAACGGAGTCGGCCACGGCCGACCGACCGGCTCACCAGCCGCGTCCCACCCATCGAACAGCACCGGCCCGACGGCCTCAGCGCAGATGATCGCGGCGGAGAACGGCCCCTTGCCCCACTTCTGCGGCCGCACCAGCTGCGCACGTCGGTAGGCGAACGCGGGCGCCCGCTGGCCGGCCAGAGCTCCCGGCCGCAGACGGTAGAAGTGGGCCAGGAAGGTCCACATCTCGTCCGTCAGCCGGTAGGGCTCACCCGCGTGGTCGCCGTCCGGGATGACGCAGAACTCTTCGATCCACTCGCCAACGACCCAGCCCAGCGTGGGGAACTCGCCGGGGTACTCAGCCCCCCGCCACATCGGGGTCAATCACCTTCAGCCGCCGACGGGCCGCCGCCGGCGCCTTCCGCTCCCGCCGCTTCGCGACCTCATCCTCGGCAACCTCCCAGCGCAGCCGGAGCATGGCCTGAGGGTTCAGCCCCAGCCGGTCCGCGAGCTGCCGGGCCTCCTTGGACGCGTCAAGGTCGCCCTGCTCCGCCTTCGCTTTCCACCTGACGTACTGGGCGACCTCGCGGGTCCACCTCAGCCGCTCCCACGCCACGGCCTGAGGCGTCGCCCACAGTTCCGCCGACAGCTCGGCCTCCACACGGCGCTGCGCCTCCAGCTGGGCCGTGAGCAGGTTCACCGCGGTCTGCGCGGCATCGAGCTTCCGCTTCGCCGCCGCCCGCTGCCGGGACGTCAGGTCCGGCTCCATCAGCTGGAGCTCCACCTCATCGAGCTGCCGCTGAGCGGTGTTGCGCCGCTCGGTCAGCGTGATGTCGTCCAGCAGCGGCCACATCGGCGCGGGGCCCTTCCGGCCCTCCGCGGGGAGCTTCGTCGTCGCGACGGTGGCGTTGCGCCTCCGCCGCTCTCCGGCCGGCTTCGGTGCCGGTCCCATTCCACCCATCGTGATCACTCCCTCGGTGCCGTTGCGGCACGTCAGCGGGCCCGCCGTTGCAGCGGGCCGGGGTCACGGTGCGTCACAGCGACGCTCGGTCTGGGGCATCCCAGACCCGTACACACGGCGAGCCACCTCCCCGGCGGTCCGCCGTCTGGATGATCATGGGGGTCACCCCCCAGGGTGATCATGGGACCGATCACTCTGCGTGATGATCATTTGTGCCAGCCTCCGGGCTGCTCCTGGGCGGTGTGGCGGCTGTGGCAGGGCCCGCAGAGGCCCCGGCCGTGCCTGGGGTCGTCCGGGTCGAGGCCTGCGGCGACCAGCTCGCGCCGGCTGAGGGGGTAGTGGTCGGCGTGGACGGCGGGCGCCTTCTGGCAGAGGACACACACGGGGTCTCGTGCGAGCACGGCCGGCCGGAAGCGCTGCTCGTGCTGGCGTCCGTAGCCGCGTTGGCGGGCGGTGCCGCGGGCCCGCTCGGCCTCGGCGCGGTGCTCGGGGCAGCGGCCGGTGTCGGTGAGGGTGGGGCAGCCGGGCACGGAGCAGACGGTCAGGGCTCTGCGTCTGGCCACGGTGATCATCCTCTCGGCCGTACGGTGTTGCATCAACGAGAGGGGGTGCCGCATGCGCGGTCGGAGCGATGTGGCTGCCGGGGTGTTCGTGGCGGCGCTGGTGCTGCTGCTGGTGAGCGTGCTCCAGGGCTGGACGCCGTTGGCGTGGGTCTGCGGGGCGGTGATGCTGGGGGTGCTGGCTGCGACCGCCCGTCAGCGTCGGACCGGGCCTGACCCGACGACGGTTATCCGTCCGGGTGATGAGCGGGCGTGGCAGCGGCGGCGGGACGACAGCGAGTAGGTCAGGTCCGCTCGGGCCAGGCCCAGGTACCGGGCTCGGTGCCCTCAGTGCGGCTGGTCACCCAGAAGGAGTCCGTGCCGTCGAGGACGACCTGGAGGTTCGCGGCGGGGCCGCCGAAGGTGCGGACGATCATGGCCGGGCAGATGTCGCCAGCGGTGGCGTGGTTGCCGACGCGGTCAACGAGTGCGCCGGTGCGGCGCTTGTTGATGGCGGCGGCGTCGGCCTCGGTGAGCGTGTAGTGGACGATGCGGCCGATGGTCGGTGCGGGCATGGTCAGTCCTCCGTGGGTTCGGGCCAGTGCCAGGTGCCGCCCTGGAGCTGCGCTTCGGTCCAGCCGCACGCGCAGTAGCGGAACGGGTTCCCGTGTGCGGCCTGGTCGGGGCAGCCCGGGTTGCCGGGCGTCTCGGCGCCGTCGTGGTAGGGCACCGCCCGGTTGAAGAAGGTGCCGGTGGGGTTGAGGACGGCGAGGCCAACGGTGTCCGAGGTGCCGGTCTCGATGATGATGGCGGCGCGGCAGTGCTGGGCGTATTCGCCGCCGGGGGTGCCGTAGCTGACGTAGTGGACGATGCTGCCGACGCTGGGCTGCATGCTGCCTCCGGGGGGTGGCGGCCGGTTGCCCGTCCCGGAGGGCCGGCCGCTCGGTGTGCCCTGCCGTGGCGCCTCTGTGGGCGGGGACGGGGCCAGGGTGCCGGACGTGCCGCAGGCCCCGCGCTCGGTGAGCGGGGGGCCTGCGGGCATACGTCCTCGGAAAGATCGTCGCACCGGCTGTGACCTGGCGTCAAGCAGGCTGGCGGGCGGCGAGCAGCGCGAGGACGTCCTCGGTGCAGTAGTAGGGCTGCCGGGGGCTGCCACCGGCGCGCGTGAGCTGGCCGCGGGCGACGAGGTCGCGCACGCCGGTGAGTCGGATGCCGAGGGTATCGGCGACCTGCCGGGCGGTCATGTGGCCGGCGGGGACGTACAAGGGCTCCATGTCCCCAGTGTGTCGCCCCTGCCGGCCGTCCGGACGCTACCGGCCGTTGCCTCCCTGGCAGCCGTGGCCGATGGGGACCCACCAGCCGCAGGCGGCGCACCAGACGGTGGCGTAGCGGTCGTCGGAGGCGAGGACAGCGAGGGCGGCGAGGCTCTTCATGCGCTCTTCACCTCCTCTCCGACGACGGAGAGGAGTGGAGAATCCTGGCTCTGACCTGCGTCTCCGCTGTGGTCTCCGGGGGTGCTCTCCGTGGGGGAGAGGAGCGCGGCGACGTCTGCTCTGCGGACCCCTGAGCGGCCGGCGACTCCGCCGATGCGGAGGGACCGTACGACGGGGATGCCGAGGGTGCGGAGGGCGGTGCGCAGGGCGGCGTCGTCGCGGTCCTGCTGGCCGGGGAGTTGGCGCATCGCGGGGTACAGCTCGGCGAGGTGCACGCCGGGGCGGTCGCCGATGAGGTCGAGCAGCCACCGAGCGAGGCCGGCGCGGGGGTCTGCAGGGGGCTCGACCGGAGTCCTCGGCGGGGGCGCCGGGACGGCCCGCCAGGCGGCGATGAGCCACACGGGGACGAGTACCCACAGGACCGCGGGGCGGGCCCGGATGAGGCGCCAGGCGATGTAGGCGAGTGCGGCGATGATGGTGCCGCGGGCGAGGGGGCCGAGGGTGGTGCGCCAGCCGGTGAGGTCGGGCCGGCGGCCGGCGGCGATCCAGCGGGTGGTGCGCTGGTGGATGCGGCGGGCGAGCTGCGTGGTGCCGGCGGCGAGCCGGGCGGCAGGGGTACGGGCGGTCATAGCGCCCCCTGGAGGGCGTTCTGCACCTGGTCGCCGATGCTGTTCAGGGCGCCGGGTACCCACGTGAGTAGTCCGACGACGCCGGCGGACAGGCAGGCGACGGAGGTTACGAAGGCACCGCCCGCGATTCGCTTCTTGTCTTGCTTCCCGGCGGCCCGCCAGGCGTAGACGACCGCGGCGGCGATGACGACCACGACGACGGCGCCCGGTGGGGTGAGGCCGCCGAGGGCGCGGTGTGCGACGGGCTGTGCGGCCTTGATGCCGGTGGCTCCGGTGGTGAGCTTGCTTCCGCCGGCGTTGGCCGCCTGCGCGCTGTGGGCGTGGAGCCAGCCGAGGATGCCGCCGGGGCAGACGGCGCTGACGAGTCCGAGCGCGCTCCCCTTCCCGAACGCGGCGAGCTGCTTGGCGTCGCGGTTGCCGCTCCACCAGGGGCGGAGGTTGGCGTAGAGGATGACCAGGGCGAGGGCGACGCCGGCGAGGGTGAGTCCGGTGGTGGGCACGTCAGCTCACCCCCGTGAGGGCGGTGATGGGGTCCATGAGGGCGATGGCGCCGAGGGCGCCGATCAGGGTCACGGCGAGCAGGGTGAGTCGGGTGATGGTGGGGTGCCGGGTGAGTAGCACGGTGGCCGTGGCGAGGGTGCCGAGGCCGAGGGTGTAGGCGGCGGTGGCCCCGTGGTCGTGGCGGGTCTGGGCGACGCACCACCACCAGGTGGTGGCGAGGCTGTAGTGCCCGGGCGGGATGGGGATGACGGCGAGGACGAGGGCAAGCAGGGCCTGCCAGGGGCCGCCGAGGCGCCAGAGGACGGCGCGGGCGCGGTCCCATCGCGTGGGCTCGGGCGGGGCGGGGACGATGACCAGTACTTCGTGGACGTGCCGTACGACCATCTCGGCGGGTTCTGGGGGCGGGGGGAAGAGCGGCGGTGTGGTGGGTGGTGCTGGGGGCGCGGTGGGTGCGGGCGCTGGGGGCAGTGCGGGCAGGGGGGCGCCGGGCGGGATGATCCGGGTCGGGGTGATGGGGTCAGGCATGGCGGATCACCGTGATCCAGACGGCCGCGTAGCCGCCGAGGGTGATGGCGAGTACGGCGGTGGTGAGGGCGGGGCGGAGGGCTCGGCGTTCGACGGCGAGCAGCCAGAGGCCGGCGACGATGGTGATGGTGAGGAAGAGCGTCAGGGCGATGAGGTTGCCCGGGCTGGGCATGGGGGTGCTCCTGTGGGTGCGTCGGGGTGACGCTCGCGGGTCTGCTCGCCGGGTCTGCGCGGGTGCGCTCGCCGGGGCTCGCCGGTCTGCGGGCTGCTCGGGCAGCCTCGGCCACGGCCGCGCTGGGGGGCGCGGTCGCGACCGGGGCGGTCCGTCAGCGGGTGGTGTCGGCCTCGGCGGCGTCCAGGGCTGCCCAGGCGGGGCGGACCCTGTCTTCGGCGCCGACGAAGCCGAGTTCGCGGAACATGGCGCGGGCGGCCCGGTAGGACAGTGGGGGGTCTGTCTGGTAGCGGAGCCAGCGGAGGACGACGGCGAGTTGGGGGGTGCTCAGGGGCTCGCCGGGGACGGGGGTCGGCACGCCCGTGACGGTGGCGATCTCGGCGAGGGTCTGCGGGTCGCTGGCCTGCGTGCCGGTGCCCGTCACGCCCGTGCCGGTCTCGGGTTCCGGCGCCTGCTCGTCGGCCGTCTCGGGTGCGGGGTCGAGGGCGGGCGTCACATGCGCCGTCACGGCGTCACGGTCAGGTGTGCCGGGTGTAACGGCGGGCGCGAACATGGCGCTCAGCGCGGCGTCTGCGCCCTGCGCGAGCCGGGCCCGCTGGACGTCGAGGAGTTGGCCGCCGAGCGTGGTGTCGTCGGCGCCGACGTGGCGGGCGATGCGCCAGGCGCGGAGCTCGGCGACCCACCGGACGACGCGGAGGGGGTGCCGGGCGGCGCGCGCCTGCTCGTAGGCGAGGCGCCGTACGGCCGAGGCGGCGCGGCGTTCGGCCTCGGCATCCACGCCGGTCGTCCGTACGACGATCCGCCGGGCGAGCAGGCCGACGCCTTCAGCAGCGGCCACCATGGCGAGGGGCGTGGCGGCGTAGATGACGGTGGTGCGCGCGCCGTGGGCGGCGACGGCGCCGAGGGCGGAGCCGACTGCGGGGAGCAGCCAGAGGCAGGCACGGACGGTGCGGGGGGCGCCCTGGCCGAGCATCACGAGGCCGACGTATCCGAGGGCGAGGATCAGGGTCGCGCCTTCGCCGGCGGCGACGGCGCCGAGCGCGGTGGGGCCGGTGTATGCGGTGGTGAGGTTGTTGTAGGTGCCGTAGGCGCCAGCGGCGCCGATGGCGAGCATGCCGAGCATGGTGGTGCCGAGGACGATGCCCTGGGTGCGGGTGAGGGGGGTGCCGGTCATCGGGCGACCGCCGTACGGGGGCAGCGGCAGGTCCAGTACTCGCAGATGGGGCAGCGGTCGTTCTGGGGGCCGTGGGTGTGCGGGGGCGTGCGCAAGATCATTGCGTACGCAATGGGATACTGCGGCATAGCCGGTCTCCTGGTTGCATCAGGTGGTCGGTGAGGCCCCGGCCCGGGAGTGGAGTCCCGTGGCCGGGGCCGTGCGCGTTCGGGTGCTGGTGGAGCAGCCCCAAAGTGGCACTCCACTAACGGTAGCGCGATGGATGGACGGTGGCAATCCACTATGGGACGATGCCGGTATGCCCCAGGGAGTCCACAAGAAGGTCGCGCGCACCTACCGGCCCGACAGCCCCGAGCTGTACGAGCGGGCCCAGGCCGCGGTCGCCGTCGTGGGCTCGGACATGAACGCCCACATCAACCACTTCCTACGGTGGCTGACGGGTGAGACGGACGAGCTGCCGCCGCGCCCGCCGCAGCCTGAGCCGCCTTCCGCTGCTCGACCTTGAGCATCCCCCAGGTTCCTGGAGGGAACCGGGCCCCGCACCACGGGCAGGTGAGGACCTGCGCGCCGGAGGGCAGCAGCAGCTCCGCCCCGCACGGCTGACCGTGCACCAGCGTCGGGCAGCGGCCCATGCGGGCGGGCAGATCGGCGGTGCCGACGATGCTGCGGGCGTCGTCGTGCAGCGCCTTCACCTCGCGCGCCAGATCTTCGGCGGCCGGCCATGCGGCGGCGATCCACGGTACGGCGGCGGCGAGGGCCGTGCAGGCGGCGGCCACCCGCGCGCCAAGGTCGTCCCGGACGGGCGCGGGGGCGGGCTGCTGGCGGTCCTGGGCGAGCGCGCGCGCCCACACCTCCAGCACGGCGAAGTCGGCCCGCTGGTCGGCTACGTCGGGCCGCAGGGGCAGGGGGGCTTCTACGGCGGCCGCCGTACGCCCGCCCTCCCCGCCCCGCTCCGGCGCGAGCATGCTGCCGAGCGCCGCGTAGAGCGCGGGCAGCCGGCCGAGGCGGTCGGCGAGGTCCGCACTGCACGACGGGCAGAGGTAGGCGTCCCCGAGCGGGCGCTCGCACAGCAGGCAGTACACGGTTCTCCTCGGTGGTGCGGTTCAGCGGGTGCGGCGGTGGCCGACGTGCCAGGCCCCGCAGTGCTGGCATGGGTAGACGGCGAGGCCGGTGTCGCCGGCGGCAAGCAGGTGACGGAGGTGGGCAGCTGCCTCGGTCCGGGTGGGGTGCCGGACCTTGGCAGCGCACATCGACCGGCGGCCGTAACGGCGCCGCCTCACGACCGGTCGGGGCTGGCGGGCTGGGCCTTGAACCCACCGCGGTCGACCGCCCGCCTGACCGCGGCGGCTTCGTGCTCCCAGTACGACCGGTCCTCCCCGGACAGCTGCTCCCAGGTGCGGTTGTCGAACGGGAAGGCGTAGTTGCGGTACCGGTTGCACAGCCACGCGGGCAGGGTGTCCGCGACAGCCGGATTGTCGTCGCTGTCCTGCGGCGCCTCGGGGTGTTCGGCGGCGTGGAGGCGGAGCGCCCGGATGCGGTCGTACTTCTGCTCGGTGGTGTGCCCGTCCCACTGGGCGCGGGGGTCGTCGGGCTCAACGCGCTGGACGTGCGCGAGCAGGCCGGCGTCGCGCGGGGAGATGTGCCAGGACAGCTGGCCGGTGGGGGCGGTGATGTAGAGCAGCCACCAGCCGGCCTCGGGCAGGTCGAGGGCGGGGACCATGATGGCGGGGTAGTGGGTGGCGAGCCAGGCGAGCAGGTGGGCGCGCTCGCGGTAAGCGCCGTCCCGCTCCGCCGTCAGGGCGGCGATCCGGTCGTAGGTGTCCTCGTAGCTGGGCATGGTGTGGTCCTCCAGGTGTCGTAGGCGGCGGCCGATGAGCACGGCCGCGGGGATGGAGACCGCCGTCCAGGTGCAGGCGACGGCGGCCACGGTGGCGATCACGGGCTAGAACGGGGGCTCGGTGACCCCGGTGGCCCAGGGGTCGTCCTGGGGCTGCTGGCGGGCCGCCTGGGGGCGCTGCTGGCCGCGCTGGGCGTCCGGCGGCGCCTGCTCGTACGCGGGCTTCCGCACCTGCGCGACGGCGAACGCGAGGTTCGGGCCGATCGAGCGGATCGTCAGGGACGGCATCTCGTGCTTCTGGCCGTCCTTCTCCCAGCGCTCCGTCCGCAGGTCGCCGGTAATCGCGACCTCCATGCCCTTGGTCAAGGTCTCGCAGATGTTCTCGGCGAGGCGTTCCCATGCCTGGCCGCGGACGTAGAAGACGTCGCCGTCTTCCCACTGCTGGGTCTGCTGGTTGAGGCGCCGGTTGTTGAAGGCGAGCCGGACGGTGGCGACGGCCTTGCCGGACTGGGTGAAGCGGAGCTCGGGCTCGGCGGTGAGGCGGCCGACGCCGGTGATGGTGGGCAAAGGCATCTGGTCTGTCTCCTGTGGTGGGTGGTGGATGCGTCAGCTGGTGGCGCCGGTCGCTGACCGGTTGGTGATCGGGTCGAAGTCGATGGGGGTGTAGGGGATCCAGGGCCACGCGCCGTGGCCGTGGCCCTGGCGGAGGAACGGGGGCCACTGCCGCTCGTCCCTCGCTCCGCGCCAGGGGACGAGGCGGCGGGCCCGGTCTTCGTCGGCGCTGCGCTCGTCTTCGACGGGGCGGATGCCGTAGCCGAATTCGGGCCAGCGCATCCACAGCGAGGACCCGGCGGGGCGGAGGGCGCGGGGGCCGTAGCCGGTGGCGTGCGGGGCGTGGGCTTCCATCAGCAGGGCGCACCGCGCGGTCGTACGGGCCTCGGTGAGCGCGACGGTGACCTTGCGGGCGTGCTCTTCCGAGGCGGGGTCGCCGGTGTGCAGCTGGTAGATCGGGCCGATGACGAGGACGTCGGGCATGACCGACTCGACACGGCGCATCAGCCAGGCCCGGCCGTCGGCGCGCGTGAGGTCGACGCCTTCCGGCCGGCAGTCGATCGCCAGCTGGCCGCGCTTGACGGGCATGTGGGCGGCGGCGGCCGTGTTCATCAGCGGGCGGTAGGCGCGGCGGGACTGCGCCTCGCTGTTCTCGCAGTCGAGGACGAGCACCTTTGCCGGGCCGGCGGGGTTGGGGTCGTGGTGGAACGGGTGCAGCCCGGCAGCCAGGCACACCGCGAGCTGCCGCATCAGGACGCTCTTGCCGCCGCCCTCGCCGCCGGTGAGGATCATCCGGTCCATGCGCTCCAGCAGGCCCGGCACGATCCAGTCGTGGGTCTCCTGCACCTCCAGGAAGTCCCACATGTCCATGACGGGCTGGTCCTCGCTCGCGCGGCCGGCGTCCCGCACCTCGCGGATGAGGGTGACGGCGTGTTCGGCGGTGTCGCCGGGCTCGCTGGTGGGGTCGTAGCCGAGCTGGGTGATACGGGTGCCGGTCTCGATGAGCGCGCGGCGCTGGGCCAGGGCGCGGATGCGGTCGGCGTAGGCGGGGGCGGCGCTGGCGAGCATGACCGTGGCGATGCAGGTGTTGATGTACGGGTGGCTGCCGATCGTGCCGAGGTCGCCGGCCTTCTGGAGTTCGGCGGCAAGGGTGATCGGGTCGACGGGTTCGGCGTTGTCGAGTACGCGGCTGGCGGCCTGGTGGATGAGCGTGTGGGCGGGCCGGTAGAAGTCGGCGGCGGTGAGCAGCTGGTGCACGCGGCGCTGGTCGCGGGGCGGGGTGAGCAGCAGCGCGCCCAGGTATGCCTGCTCCGCGGAGAGGTCGTGTGGCAGGGTGCGGTCGCCGGGGGCGTCCTGGTCGTACGGCGGCTCGAAGTTCTGGTCGGGCATGGGTATCTCCGGGGTCAGAAGACGGGCGGCTTGTAGGGCTGGCGCTCCGGGTCCGTGCGCAGGGCGTCCTTGCGGGCCTTCTCCTGCTCGGCAATGGCCTTGAGGCGCAAGGTGTCGTACTGCTTGCGGAGCTTCGGCAGGCTGCGGACGTTGGCCCGCCAGAACGCGTCCGCCTGGCACCAGTCGATGGCCTTGAGGACCTGGTCGACGGTGCGCCCGTCGCGGTCGATGAGGAGGCGGGCTTCCCGGCGCCAGGCGTCGGTGACGGTGGGCCTCTTGCTGCCGTTGGCTTCGACCCGGTCGGCGAGGTGCTTGCAGACCTGCTCGATGTCGGCTCGGGTCTCGCTCGGAGAGGACGTAGTCCTCTCTATGGGGTTGGGGTTGGGAGCACCTGTTACGCCGCTGTTAGTAACGCCGTTACGCGAGGCGTTACGTTTCGCATCCTCGGAGGCGTGCTTACGGCGGTCGCGAAACACGGCCTGACGTGCGGCGTTCCTGTCACGGGCGGCGCCGATCTGGGCTGCGGACTTCTGGTAATCGAGGTAGTCGTGGACCCGGTAGCCGGTCTCTTCCTCGATCCAGAGGCCCGCTTTTACGAGCCGATCGGCGACGAACTTGGCCACGTGGGGGGTGACGTCGTTGTTACGGGGGGCGTTAGTAACGCCGTTACGGTCATCGGCTGCGTGGACGGCTTCGGCTGCGTCTTCGAAGTCGAGCAGGCGGAGGGCGACGCGGCGGGGGATCTGGCCGTCGGTGAGGTTGCGGTTGCACCAGGCCAGGCCGGCGACCCACAACGCGATCCCGAGGGCGCCGGCGGCGTCGAACTTCGGGTGGTCGTAGAAGTCGTCCGAGATGCGGACCCAGGCCACGTGGTGCTCCAGTCGGTCAGGTGGTGGTTCGGGGTGGGTGGGCTGGTGCCCGGCGGCCGGTGGCATCCGCCGGGCACCAACGGTCAGGCGGGCGGGCGGAGGCGCCGGTACAGCCACCAGGGCAGGTAGGTGACCAGCCAGCCCCGGCCGCCCGCGGTGACCAGCTCCAGGGCGGGCGGGTGCCACGGCTCCACGGCGAGCTGGAGGTGGGGCCTATGCACTGGCGGGCTCCAGCTCTGCGTAGAGGGCCTGGCAGCCGTCGCAGTCGCACGTCCGCGGGGCGCCGGGCCCGCCGAGCTGGTCGCCGGGCGGCACGATGACCTCGACGGTGTTGCCCTTCGTGTCGAAGGTGGGCAGCAGCTCCGGGAACGGGTTGCGGTGGCAGCGGGTGTCGCAGCCGGCCGCGTTGCAGGCGCGCTTGCCGTTCTTGTCGGTGTGGTGGCTGAGGTCGCCGTGGCGGCACTTGCAGCGGTGTCCGATACGCATGTCAGGTGTCCTTCCGGGGGGTGTGGTGGGTGGTGGCTGCCTGGGCGGCGCGGTAGTCCTCGGCGGACGACCGGCGCTTGCCGGAGGCGATGGCGCGCTCGTCCAGGACGGAGGCGACGCCTTGGCCGATGGGTGTGGTCCAGGCGCCGGCGGGCCAGCCCGGACCCGGCATGGGCTCGGGGAGGCCGCGCCGGGCCCACGGGGAGTGCCGGTCGCAGAGCCAGCCCGCGGGGTACAGGCGCGCCCGGGTGAGGGAGTGCCGGGGCTCGGGGGTCTGACACGGCGGCGGCAGCAGGCGGCGCGTCACAACCGCGCCTCCGTGGCAGCACGCTGCTCCGCGGTGTTCCCGGCCTTGCACGCGTCGCACGCAGCCTCCCCGCGGGCACGGTGCGCCTGGTAGCCGCGCCTGGTCCCGCACCGCTTGTCAGCGGTGGGGGGCTTGGGCTGCGGCTTGGCCCGGTAGGTGCCGTACGGGCGGAGGGCGACGACGTCGGCGAGCGCCTGGGCGTACACCGCGGGGTCGACAGGGGCCGGGCTGGTCACGGCGCGGTTCACCCGGTCACCGCCGTGATGTCGGCGCGCCAGGCGAGCGCGGAGCAGTCCAGGCGCTCGCGGGCCCGGGTGACGGCGACGTAGGCGAGGCGGGCTTCCTCGCGGCGGAGGACGCGCAGCTGCGTGTCGGGGTCGGGCTTGGGCGGCTGGAAGTCGTGGTGGATCACCACGGCCGGCCACTCGCGGCCCTTGGCCTTGTGGGCCGTCGACACGACCAGGTCGGCCCCGTCCTCGCGGGCGAGCGCGTCCGCGGCGGCCACGATGTCCTTCGTGCCGTAGTCGTCAATGAGCTTGACCAGGACCCGGAGCGAGCCGTCCTCTTCCTCCGCGTACTCGCGGACTGCCTGCCAGGACGGGAACGCCAGCAGCTCGGGGTGGTCGGTGGGGCGTCCGTCCTGGAGCGCCTCGGCCGCCCAGGCGAGCCTCTTCAACTCGCCGCCGCCGCCGACGAGCGCCGTCTTCCGCCCGCCGCGCAGGGCCTCCAGGACGATGCCGACCGCGCCCGCGTTGGTGCGGCACAGCACCGCGTCGGGCTCGTCCACGGGGCCGATCTCGGACTTGGCCTGTGGCCAGCCGGTCAGCCGCAGGGGCGTACCGACCAGGCGCAGCCACTCGTTGGCCTCATCCGCGATGGGCTGACCGAAGCGGAACGACTGCGACAGGGTCCGCACCTCGGCGCCGAGCTCGCGCTCGAACTTCAGCAAGGCATCGTTGGCCCCGCGCCAGGAGTTGTGCGTCAGCAGACCGTCCGCGAAGTAGGTGTGGTCGATGCCGACGCTGAGCGAGTAGACCTCGCCGTCGTAGTGTTCCCGGCTGACCGTCACCGGCTGCCAGGCGGCCAGCGACACGCCCTTGCCCGGCACCGACTCCATGGCGGCGGACAGCGGCAGCATGAGCATCCCCGCCGTCAGGTTCCGGGCAGTGACCACTGAGGACGCCCGGAAGTCCGGCATGGGCGAGCCCGCCGACCACAGCGGATCGGTGAGCGAGAGCCCATGCGCCTCCGCGGCCTTCTCCGCCTGAGCGCGCGACGGTCCGAAGTCGGCCCACCGTGCGTCCAGTTCGGCCTGCGAAAGCTTCTCCGGCACGGCCGTAATGAAGGTCCACTCCGGGACTCCGAAGCGCTCCTGAGCGGCGCGCTCGGCCGCGTACCCAGCTTCCTTCGTGTCGTGGACCGAGAGGATCCACGCAGCGTCCGCGGCTTCCTGCCCAGCCCGCAGGGCCACGCCGTGCCGACCGCCCTGGCTCTCGTGCACGGCCGTGGTGGAGCCGATACGGAAGCGGTCGCCGCGCCGCATCATGTAGACGATGCGCTTCCCGCGCAGCGCCTCGCGGTCCCACCGGATGATGCAGTGGTGGTCCACGGTGTAGCGGCTGGTGTGCCCGCTGGCCGTGGTGGCGGCGACCAGGTCGCCGACGTACCGCCGGGACTCGTTGCGGTGGACCGGCGCCCCGGAGCGACGGAGGCGACGGCTCGCCTCGCCGTACGACACGACGCGGTTGCCGGGGCTGATCAGCTCGATCGGGATCTGCATCGTCTCTGCGGTGTGCGCTCGGGTCGCGCCGCTGATAACGACGGTTACCAGGGTGCCCGCGGGCTGGCAGTAGATCTGCTGGGCGCTGTCGCCGACGGCGATGCGCTGAGCGTGCTCCTGGTCGAGCAGGACGCGCGCGAGGACGTCGTTGGTGTCCTGTGCCTCATCGAGCAGGACGACGTCGGTCTCCAGCCGGGGGCGGCTGAGTGCCCACAGCTTGAGGTAGTGGTCGTGGCTCATTTTGAGCACGCCGTCGTCGCCCTTGCGGACGTCTGCCCAGGCAAGGCGGGCGATGGGCAGCACCAGTTCGGCGATCGCCGCCCGGGTGTCGGGCGTGGTGAGGTTGTCGTACTTCGGGATGTGGCGGCGCTCGATGTCGTCGTCCGCGCTGTGGCAGTAGCGGTCGACGGCGTCCAGCGCCATGCGCATCACGACCTTGGACGTGAGGGCGTGCTGCTTGCCCTGGTCCGTCATCACGCGCTGCACGCCGCCGGTGATGCGCTCGATGTTGAGGGCCTGGGCGGCGGCGAGCGCCGTCTGCCGGGGCCGGTTGATCCGCGGCAGGTAGCGGGGGTCGAACGCGAGGCCGTGGCCGGTCTTCGCGACCACGTTGCCCGGGAAGCTCTTCGCGGCGTCGGCGGCGATGCTGCGGTTGTACGCGACGTACGTCATCGAGCGGCGCGGGTCGCTCGCGGCGATGAGCTTCAGGGTGCTGGACTTGCCGCAGCCTGCGCCGGCCTGCATGACCATGTCGACGCCGTCGCCGTACGTCTCGATCGCTTCGCGCTGCTCGGGGGTGGGGGTAACAGCCATGGGGTGCACCTCCTTTCGGGGTGGTGCGGGCCCGGCGCCGGGGAAGTGACGCCGGGCCCGCGAGGGGACGGTCAGGCGGCGGGGGTCTCGCGCAGGCCAGCGCGCTCGTTCAGGTACGCGCGCAGGGCGGCCGGGCCGTCCTCCTGCTGCTCCCAGTGGCTCAGCTCCTCGATGAGCTGGCTCGCCTGGCCGAAGGTCAGCTCGTTGCGGCTGGAGATGTGGCCGATGCCGAGCAGCATGGAGATCGCGGCGAGCTGCCGGTCCCGCTCCTCCGCGACCTGGAGTGCGCGGAGTTGCGCGTGGATTTTCCGCATCTGCGGGGCGGTCGCCGCCTCACCCTGGGCGGGCGCCGGGCGCCCCGCGGCGGGCGGCTGGTCGTCCTGCCTGGGGGCGGGCTGCTCCGGTTCCTGCTGGGCCGGGGGCGGCCCCGCCGGGGCGGGCGAGGCGGCCTGCTGCTCGGCCGCGCGCAGCTGGTGCCCGCGCTCGAGGATGTACTCCCCGAGCGTCGTCGGCTTCCCCGTCACCGGGTGCAGCAGCGCCGCCCCCAGCAGTCCCCGGCGCTCGACATCGTCCCGGAGCGCCCGGGCCGCAGCGAACGACGTCAGGCCCGTCGCCGAGTCCACGAACACCGTGGCGTCCGGTGCCTCAGCGCCGTCGTTCAGCCACTCCAGGACCGTGACGGCCATGTCCGGGCCAGGCCGGTTGATGACCTGTCCCTGGAGCGCGGGGCACCGGGACTTGGAGATGACCAGGGTGTTCTCCTGGTCGAGGTCGCCGATGATGTCGAACTCGTAGCCGATGCCCTCGCGCTGCTCGGCCTTCGTCCCGACCTTGGTGATCTTCTTCTTCGGGCCGGAGTCATCGATCAGCCACTCGGTCTTCGTGCGCATCGTGACGATGACGTGCCCGGGGTAGGAGAGCAGCGCGTCGATCATGTCGCGCTCCCACGGGCGGGCTTCCTTCCAGCCGCCGAAGCCGCCGCCGGAGCCCTGCCGCTTGCCGACCGCGTCGACCAGTTCGAGCATGCCGCCCTTGCCCATCCAGAAGTGGGACAGGGAGTCCACGACGGCGACGGGGTAGCGGGCGTGCGCGGCGGCGGCGAGGGCCTTGGGCAGGTCGCGGGGGTCGAAGGAGTGGAGGGCGAGCACGTCGAAGTCGAAGCCCTGGCCGGAGTTGCCGCGGGCGTACTTCGACGCGGAGCCGCGCTCGGTGTCGATGACGGCGAAGCGCTCGCCGGCGCCGAGCGCGGTGGCGAGGACCATCGAGGTGTACGTCTTGCCGGAGCCCTCGGGGCCTTCGAGGGCGATGCGGGCTTTGGCCTGTTCGCGGGTGGCGGGGGCGAAGGTGAACGTGGTCGTCACCGGGCACCCCCGCCCCGGGTGAACACGAACGTGCCCGTGGTGGCCCCGGCGCGGATCTTCCCGCCGGACACGACCATGTCGACGGTGATCTCGATGCGGCGGCCGAGGTACGGCTCCAGGTCGCGGCGGATGTGCTCGGTGAGGTCGGCGGCGGAGGTGGTGATGACGGTGAGGGGGGCGACGGCGACGGGGCCGAGGGTTCGGCTGTACTGGACGACGTACCGGCCGGGCTGGAAGACCGGCCCGGGCGTCGGCGTCGGCGTGGGCTCGGCCGTGCGCGGCGCCACCGGCACCGACACCGGCACCGGCTTGGGCGGCACCGCCACCGGGGGCAGATCCGCCGGAGTCGGCCGGCGGCGAAGGAACTTGGGGATCATCGCGGGTCCTTGCAGGGGTTGTTGGGGTTGTGGGGCCGCTGGCAGTCGGGGCAGTCCGCCCAGATCGCAGGCACCTGGGTCGAGCAGGCCAAGGCGAGCGCGAGGGTGACCGCGGCGTGCGCCGCGTGCTCCCGGGCGGCGGTCAGGGCGTGGCGGGTCGTGTGCGCGGGGCGCGCGTCGTGGCCGGCCAGCACGCCCGCGGCGGCCAGCGCCACCGCCGACACCGCGGGCACGAGCACCGGGTACGGCAGGACCGGGAGCATCACCGCGAACCACCGCCCTCGATGTCCTCGGCGAAGCACACGAAGTCGTGGCGGGCGATGTGCGCGCGGTCGCCCTCGCGAGGCCCGACCGGCTCCTCGCCGGCCAGGAGCCCGGCGGGCAGGGCCACCCGCATCACCGAGCCGAGCAGCAGCTCCACCGGCCGGTCGTCCTGGTCGGTGCGCCACTGCGACCACACGCCGTCCTGCTCGTGCCACGCCCAGGGCACCAGCGGGTCGCTGGTGTTCCGGGCGGTGGTGAGGGCGTCGCGGGCGGCGTCCAGGGTGAAGTACAGGCGGGGCTCGTCGCCCTCGTACTCGGCGAGGAACAGCTCACGCCGTGCGGCCAGCTCGGCGGTGAGCACCTGCACGTGCCGCTTGTTGCCCTTCGCGACCGAGGTGAGGGTGTCCACGCGGTCCGCGAACTCGTCCCGCTCGGTACGCAGTCGCTCGGCCAGCACGCGCGGGTTGTGGTCCCGGCAGGGCTCGGACTCGACGGGCTGCTCGCACGTCGCGCACACCTCGCCGCCGGGCGGCAGCTCGTCGTCCCAGCGGGTGCCGGCCTCGGCGTAGTACCGCTCCCGCCAGGACGCGGCGGTCGTCTGCCACCGCTCCGCCTGTGCCTCGGCGTCCAGCAGGCGCCGCACGATCGCAGGCACGTGGCGCTCGGCGCGCATCAGGCGCTCGTGGATGAGCGGCTGATGGTTGTGGCCGCCGACCGACAGGGCGTCGCTCACTGCGCGGCGCACGTCGTCGTCCGTCGCGGGCTGGCAGCGGGTGAGGGCCGCGGCGAGGGCGGACCGCAGCTGCTCGCTCAGCGGGGCGCTCACGCGTCCTCACCCGCCTCGGCCCGCAACCGGGCGATCTCCGCGCGGGCCTCCGCCAGCTCGTCCTGCGCGGTGCGCTGGTGCTCGGCGTAGGCGACCAGGTCGTCCCGCCACCGCTGGACGCCGAGCAGCATCGACTCGGCGGCCTTCACCTGGTCGGCCAGGGGCGTGTTGTTCGGGAAGAGGAGGCTGACGGACGTGGACTGCGCGGCGTCCGCGTAGAGGTACAGCGACCCCCTGAGGGCCGCGGTGCCGTGGGCGGTCGCGTTCTTGTCGAGGAAGATCGTGATTTGAGTGCTCACAGTGCGCCCCCGGTCTCCACGTCCGCGACGGCGGGCGCGGGGGTGGGGCCCCACTCCGGCAGGGTCACGAACCCGGCGTCCACGGACCGGCGGAAGTCCGCCGCCGCCTCCGGCGCGACGGGCGCGCCCGGCAGGGTGTCGGCCACCGGCTCGGCGGCGGGCAGCGGTCCGGTGAGGACCGGGTACCCGTCGCGGTTGAGCGGCGCCTCTTCGGCGTCGTCCTCGGCGTCCTGCTGCGGCGTGCTCTTCGCGTCGTCCGGGTCGATCAGCAGCCCGTGACTCGTCAGCTCCACCTCGGTCCCGTGGAACGTGGTACGCGCCTTCAACCACGTCCCGCCCTTGTATGTGTGCAGCTCGACCGTCTCGGCCGGCACCTGCAACGCCTCACGCCACACCTCGAAGTCGGCGGGGCTGTCGGCCTGCACGTCGAGCCGGTTCGCGAAGAGGTGGTGCATGGTGAAGTACGCGCCCGGCAGGTGGCCGAGCATCCCGGCCAATGCGGCCAGGGACTCGATCGCGGGCAACTGCTCCGCGATGGTGGCGGCGGATCTGCCGCCGGTAGGCTGTTCGGACATGGCGAAACCTCTCTGATCTGCGGTTGGGTGAGGTGGAGCCGTGAGGGGTCGCATCCGGATGGCAGTCCGGGGCGGCCCCGACGTACGTCAGGGATCAGGCGCTCAGGGGCTCGACCTGCTCGGCGGCGGTGAGCGCCGCGAGGTCGGCGAGCGTGAAGTAGATCCGCCCGCGGGGGCTGCCGCCCTCGCGGTGGTGCGGGATGCGGTACTCCTGGGCGTACTTCCGCAGCGTGCTGGGCCTGTACGTGGTCAGGCCGAGCTCGACGGCCTGCTCGGGCGTGAAGCGCCGCAGGCTCTCGACGGTGGGGCTCTCGACGGTGGGGGCCGTCTTGCGCGTGGACCTGGCGGTCACGGCGTCTTCTCCTCGGTCGGGGGGCGGGTGATGGCGTCGACCGGCACCCGCAGCGCCCTCGCGATCCGCGTCACCGTCTCGTCGCTCCCGCTGCACAGCCCGCGTTCGAGGCGGCTGATGTGGCTGGGCTGGCGGTCGGTGGCGCGGGCGAGTCCGCGAAGGCTCAGATTCTGAGACCTGCGGATGGCCCTGATGCTGGGTCCGTTCGGTGTCACCCTCGGAATCTAAGGCCAGTCCTCTGGAATACGCAAGCCTTAACCCTCAGATTCTGCGTGTCGTCGCCTCAGAGATCGAGGGGTGGGGCGCACGCCGGGGCGCACGATGCAACACGCGTACGCCCAAAATCCGCCCATACGGCAGGTCAAGGGGCCTGATCGCTACTGCCGCTGTTGCATGAAGTGCGGCATCATGAGGTCTCATGGACGCACAGTGGGCACGGCTCGGCGAGGCCTTCGCTGAGGGTCGCGAGTCTCAGGACCTGACCCAAGTGGACGTGGTCGACCGGACTGGCCTCGGCATGTCCACCGTCCAGGCCATCGAGCGCGGCGGCCCCTTCAAGGGCATCACCGCCTCGATGCGGCTCTACGCCGTGCTGCTCGGCTGGGCGCCCGGCAGCATCGAGGCCGTCCTCGACGGCGGCCAGCCGACACAGATTCCGCCGGCCACGAGCCAGGCCGGCATCAAGGGACTGCCCTACCGGATGGCGAGAGCACTCGAAGACGGCACCGCGCTGGATACCCGGCTGCGCACGATCGGCCCCGGCGGCGAGATTGTCCTGATCATCAAGGGCCGGGAGGGCGCGACCTCGGAGGAGATGGGCGCCATCCTCCGCGAGTGGGAGCAGCAGGAGGGGCACCTCGACCGGCTCGGGGAGGTAGCGCGAGACGAACCGTCAGATAACGACTAAGTGACCTTACTGGTCATCAGATGGCACAAGCCGTTCACATCACGCGCACACCTGTGGCAGCATGCCAGGACCGACGAGGGGGCCGCCCAGCTCGGGGTGAGGGGCCGCAGTATGGTCCGTGTTCTACGCGTGTCCAGCATGCCGTTCGACATGCTGCTGTGGTGCAGGCCGGTCGTCTCCGGCCACGTGATGTACGTGAGCGAGCAGCTGCTCGACCACGGCGCGGTATCGCCGTGGAAGACAGACTGACGCCCACCAAGGCCCGTACCTGACGGGCCTGTCGACGGGGAGTACGGCGGCCAGGGGGGAGATCCCGGCCGCCGTCCCCAACCACCACACACGCACCTCACGGAGGTGAGCCATGGCCTACCCGGAGAAGGTCTACAAGGTCCGGAACGGCAAGCCCACGAAGCAGTTCACCTACAGGTCCAGGTACAAGAAGCCCGACGGCACCACGGGGTCCGAGCCCGGATTCCCCACCGCCGCTACGGCCAAGCGCTGGGGAGAAGAGCAGGAAGCCGCGATCCGCGCCGGCACATGGGTCGACCCCGACAAGATGCGCTCGCCGTTCGGCCGGTTCGCCCGGACATTCATGGAGGCCCGGCAGAAGCGCGGTCGCACCATGACGACGCGCTGGGACCTACTGGAGCGCCACATCTTCCCGAAGTGGGAGCACGTGCCGCTCAACGGCATCACGTGGTTCGACGTCGACAGCTGGCAGCTCGGCATCAAGGACGGCACGAAGGCCGGCCACTGTGTCAGCCTCATGTCCACGATCCTCACCGCGGCGGTCGATGCCGGGTACCTCCCGGCGAACCCGTTGGTCGGCCGCCGGCGCACGCGGCCCACCGTGCTCACGGTGGACGACCAGGCCGACGAGAGGAAGGAGGCGCCCAACCCCGAGCTGGTCATCCTCGGCGCCGAGCGGATGGGCCCGGTCAACGGGCTCCACGTGCTCACCACCGCATTCACCGGGATGAACTGGGGGGAGGGCACCGGCCTGCACCGCGACTTCGCCCTCCTCACCCGGCGCCAGCAGCACGACGGCGGGTGGTGGGAGTGCCCGGTCATCCGGGTCCGCCAGGAGCTGGCGGAGTACACCGAGCGCGCGCCCGACGGCACCAAGACCGGGCACGGTCTGCGCATCGAGCCGGTGAAGAACAAGTTCCGGAAGCGCGATATCGATTTGCCGCCCTTCCTCGCCGCGCTGCTGAGGGCGCACCTCGATGAGTGGCCGCACGAGTGGGTGTTCGCCACGGCTACCGGGAAGCTCTGGCGGAACAGCAACTTCACCCGGCGGTACCTGCGGCCGGCCTTCGATGGGCGGCCGGCTCTGGAGCTGAGGCAGGGGCACCCGGCGCGGGACGGCTGGGCGGCGCTCGATCCGGCAGTCACGATGCGGAGCCTGCGGCACCTGCATGACTCGCTACAGGATGAGATCGGTGTGCGCGAGACGCTCCAGTACGAGCAGGCCGGGCACAAGCGGCCAGGCATCAAGGGCGTGTACCAGCACCCCACGGTGCCGATGCGGCAGGCTCGGATAGCCGGCCTTCAGGCCGTGTTCGTGCGCACCATGAAGGCGCTCGGGAAGAGTAGCCTGTGGGGTGTGGAGGTGGACTTGAGTACCTCGGCGGCTCCCGCAGAGATGATCTCCTAAATTCCTCCGTAAACGATCACCGTGAGCGTGATCGCGGACCTGCTGAGCAGGTCGCAGCCTCCCCATCGGTTGGATACCAGCGCTCTTGTAAAGCGTAGGTCGTCGGTTCGAACCCGACAGGGGGCTCCGCCGGGACCCCAGCCCAGATGGCCTCTGAGCTGGGGTCCTCCCGTTCAGCGGATACGCCGGCGGCGCCGGGCGCGGGCCTCGCGGGTGTCGGCGGTCTCAGTTCTGGTCTCAGTCGGCACTGCGGGAGCCTGCGGCAAGAAGGTCTCGCCCATGCGGTCCATGGCGCTCTTGGCGAGGTGGGAGCGGCCCTTCACGTAGCGCCTGGTCTGGCTGATCTGGGTGTGCCGCAGGATCTCCATGATGGTCACGATGTCGACCCCGAGTTCGTTCAGGATCGTGCCGGCGGTGTGCCTGCTGCCGTCGTACAGGCGCCGGTCGTCGATCCCCGCTTCGGCGAGGATCTCCTTGAACTCCCCCCAGTCCTGGCGCGGGTCAAGCGGCCTCCCGTCCTCGCGGGTGAACACCGCCCCGCACTCCTGCCAGAGCTCCCCCGCGGCGGCCTTCATCTCCTCCTGCTGCGCACGGTGGTCGTGCAGGTAGGGGATGAACGGCGGGGGGATCGGGACCGCGTTCCGGCTCTTCTTCGTCTTCGGCCGCGTGAAGACCAGGCCTCCTTCCCTGCGCTCGGGACACGCGCTGGCGTGCCGGGTGCAGGTCTTCGTGCAGGGCTTCGGGCAGCCGCGCTTGTAGCCCTTGTGGGCGGTGCAGTCCGGCGGGCAGGGCTCGAACCGGTGCAGCCGGGCCCCGCAGGCGTGAGGGTCGCCACAGCCATGCCGCCAGGTGAGCCGCTGGAGCTGCCACTGCGGATGGAAGAGGCCGTTGTCGAGGTCGACGTACTGCCACCGCAGCCCGAGGCATTCCCCCTGCCGGAAGCCCATCCCCACACCGATGACCCACCGCAGGAACGTGGGCCGCTTCAGCAGGCAGCAGGATGACGAGCTTGGTGGCGGTCAGCGTCGCAACATGCCGGGTAGCGGCCCACCGGCCGACCCACCCACGACCGCCCTTCGCCACGGCCTGCGCATGCGTCTGCCCCCAGTTTGCCGCTGCTTTCCTAGCGTGTCTCACATACCTCAACTCCAGTTGATCGGGCGTGGCGTTAGCAGCTGATGAAGGTCGTGTCGCGGGCCCACGGTCCCGCTCCCGATCCGGGTCGAGGAATATGGGATGCAGATGGCAACGATGGACGGCTAGAACGGGACCCATGACGGTCTTCTATTGCTCGAAGTGCGGCAACGCACTCACACCGGACTTGACGGCGCTGCCCACCGTTCCGACCGTCCCGGGCCTCGACGATCCCCGTCCCAAGGGAGCACGTCAGGCCCAGCCCACCGTTCCGCGGGGCTGCTACGCGATCGAGCCCGAGCCGTGGGGAGTGCCGTTCGTCCCGCAGAAAGACCAGGACAACCCAGTACCGTCCCAGCCCCGCGGGCCTCTCATGGCTACACAGGACGACGGCTTCGTCATCTCGGCCGGCACCCGCAACACGATCGTTCTGCACCCCGACGATGCCGATGCGCTGCAGCCCCTGCCGCGCTGGGAGAACAGCACTGGATGTTGCGGCCCGAACGGAACCGAAGGAGCGAACCGAGCATGTCCCTGCGGAGCCCGGGTCGCGACACTTGCTGCGGATTGCTCCGGGCCTTACGAACTACACCTCGACCCCCTCCGGACCTACGCTTTCGCGCACGCGGACGGGGATGCCTGACAAGGCCTTCGAAGCTGGCCGGTGACCACCTCGCTTACATCAGGCAAGGGTTCTCCAAGCAGCGGTGACGCACCCTTCCTCCCAGTGCCACCACTCTTTGGCCGCACCGTGCTCCAGGAGCCTTCGGATCCTTGGGAGGTCCGCGTCGGGCGGGACGTCCAAGGCCACCATCCGGTACTGCTCGATCCCCTCGCCGGTCGTGCCGAGTCGGTGGAACACTTCCAGTACGCTCTGCCGGGCGGCGGCCGAGCCTCCGTCCTTCATCACGATCAGACGGATCGTGCAGTTCTCCGACTCCTCGACCGTCTCCCCGGCCCAGCGCACGCCGTCCTCGTCGCTCTCCACCCGGATGACGTCCCCACTGGCGACCCCGCGCACGAACCAGGGAGTGTTGTCGAGCCGCACCGTCCCGTTGCCGAGGTCGATCGCCCACAGGCTCTCGACACTCGCCGGAGGCCAGCCGTCCTCGTCCACGTCCATGCGGAAGTGGACCTTCACATGGGCGTCACTGATATTGGTCACCCCGCTATCTTCCACGCCTCCTGAATACGGCAGAACCCTTCTCTAGCTGGGGGAATCCCCCCGTCGTGCGGTGGTCGGTGCGGCCGTTGACGGTTTCTGCGAGGACGCGGCCGAGCCGGTTGCGTTGCAGGGGGACGGTGGCGTCGGCGTTCGCGGCGGACGTGAGCAGTCCGCCGCCGTCCTCGCGGGGCGGCAGCTCCTGCCGCAGTTTCCATGTGCCATGCCTGCGCTGTTACAGACTTCGGGTCCGATTCCTACAGGGGGCTCCACAATCGGCCTGGTGAGGGCACCATTCTCTGGTGCTGGACGGCGGCCAGGTAGCGCATGCACGTCATCCGTCAGCCCGGAGTCGTCCCGAACGCGGCCAGGAACTCCCCCAGTGACGCTTTCAGATCCTGGGCCCCTGTGTCGTCCGGGGGAGTTTCGGCAGGTGCCGTACGGCGAAGTCGGTTGCTGCCGTGGCCAGCGCGGCGGTCACGTCGCCGGGGGCGGAGGTGTCCATGACAGCACCGGTCCTGCTGCTGGAGCGCGTCACGAGGGTGCCGTCCTTCTTCAGGGCGAAGTGGAGCGCGAAGGAGGAGTCGACCGCGCCGAAGGCCCAGTCGCGGGAGCGTTCAGTGAGGAGCACCCGCAAGCCGTCCAGGAGCGCGGAGAGGGACGGGTGGATCATCATGGATTGGTCGGGCGTGCGGCCGTGGGAGCTGGCCGTGCCTGCGTTGCCGTGGACGGTCATGTGGCCCAAGTCGAAGCCGGACGGCGGGGGAGCTGTGTCGATGACGCTGAACTCGAACTTCATGGACGACTCCACGTTTGGCGATAGCTCTTCCCCGCGGGGAAGAAGGTGATTATCCGGTTCCTGTCCTCGGGATCGACGGAGACTCGGCAGCGGGCCGTGAAACCGTTGACGGCGGGGCTTGGCACGGCACAGAGCGAGACCGAAGCGGTCGATCCAGCCTGTCGGGTTGGGCGCGTACCGTCCCGTTGTACGCGGACTCGACCGCCCCGCCGAGCTGGCGCCCCAGCCCCCGAGCCGGGGTAGAGGCGGGAGGCATCCACCGCGTCATGCCAATGACGGACATTGAGCGTTTTCAGTGTGAGCACCGATTGGGTGACGGGGTGGTGTGGGTTCGGGGTGCGCAACGGGCAGGGCTCCTGTGCCGTTGAGGGAGGTGTTCGAC